AGGAAAATACTCAAGTACACACTTGAGGGCATGGGCGCGTCACAGGAAGTCATGAACAACCAATACAAGCAGGGACTTACTGCCGCGATGGCGATGCAGTACACAGGTGACCTGAGCGATGACAAGCGGAAGCTTCTCACAAAGAAATTCGCGGATGCGCTCTCCGGACCGAAGAACGCCGGCAAGGTCATCCCGGTCCCGATCGGCGTGCAACTGACGCCACTGAAGATCTCAATGGCAGACGCACAGTTTGCAGAGCTCCGGAAGGCATCAGCGCTTCAGATTGCGGCAGCATTCGGCATCAAGCCGAATATGATCAACAATTATGATAAGTCCTCATATGCATCATCAGAACAGCAGGCGATTGATTACCTGGTAAATACGGCGCTCATCCGAATCAAGCAGTATGAGGAAGAGATTAACGCAAAGTTCCTTGAACCTCAGGAGCAGGACGCAAGGTTCTTCTACAAGTTCAATGAGAAGGTTATCTTGCGAACCGATGCAAAGACCCAGATGGAGACCCTCAAGGACGGCGTCAACAACGGAATCTATAAACCGAACGACGCACGCGATTATCTCGACCTGCCATATGATCCGGCAGGTAACAAGCTGATCGTCAATGGTAACTATATACCACTGGAGATGGTCGGGCAGCAGTATGGAATATCACAGGAAGGAGGAGAATAATGGCAAGAATCGACATAAGAGGAGACATAGTCGTCAACGAATATGCAAAATTCTATGACTGGTTCAAGTGGGATTACACATGTCCGAAGAAGGTTTCCGACATAATTGATGCAGCGACGCCGGATGAACCGCTCGACGTTTACATCAATTCGGGCGGAGGATTTGTATCAGCCGGAAGTGAGATCTATTCGATACTGCTCTCCAACAGATCCCGTGTGAATATCCATATTGAGAGCCTCGCAGCATCGGCGGCATCTATCATTGCAATGGCCGGACGTTCAGAAATTTCGCCGGTAGGCATGCTTATGATTCATAACGTGTCAGCCAGTGCTTCCGGGGACTATCACGTCATGGAAAAGAACGCGGAAATTCTGAAGCAGTATAATGCGGCGCTGTGCGCTTCATATTGTGCTAAGACAGGAAAGAAGCTCGATGCCATGCTTGCGATAATGGATCGTGAGACATGGCTGACAGCCGAACAGGCTGTCAAGATGGGATTCGTTGACAGGATCATGGACACAAAGGAAGTCGAGGCAGTTGCAAGTGAGTTCGGAATCCGTCTCACCCAGGCAGATATCGAACGTGCGACAGCAGAGATGGCGAAAGCCGAAACCAAGGCTCAGGAAGATGAGAGCCGGAAAAATAACATTATGAGCGACCTCGATAAGTACGGGGTCTGAAAGGAGATCAAATGAACAAGAAACTGAGAAAACTTCTCAATCAGATCAATGGAATGAAGGCAGAGATTACGCAGCTTGTCGACGCAGGTGACCTTGACGCAGCGGAAGCAAAGAAGGCAGAGCTGGTCAATCTCCAGAGAGAGTTCGATATCTTGAAGGACATTGAAGACACAGAGCTTCAGAACGTTGATGAGCATGCAACTCCGATCGGCGGCCAGTCCGATGTTGCTGAATTTGCAAATGCATTCAGGAACCTTCCGGCTACAAACATGCTGCGCGAGGGAGCAGACGCGGATGGCGGCTACACAGTCCCGCAGGATGTGCAGACAAAGATCAATCAGTATAAGGACGCTCACAGATCTCTGAGAACGCTCTGCACGGTTGAAACGGTAAAGACCAATAAAGGAAGCCGCGTTTATCAGACAAAGACGGCCGTAGGCGGATTTGATGAGGTCGATGAGAACGGCCTTATCCAGGCAGTCACCCCGCCGCAGTTCGAGCAGATCGGATACACAATCAAAGATTACGCAGGCTACATGCCGGTAACCAACGACCTGCTCAAAGACTCAGATGCTAATATCGAGCGCGTGGTAGTCGACTGGGTCGGCCGGAATTCCCTCGCAACAGATAACCGTAAGATCCGCGCTCTGATCGCCGCAAAGGCAGCCACAAAGCTCAGTGGAGTCAACGGCATCAAACATGAGATCAACGTCACTCTTGGATCTGCGTACAGAGCAGATGCTCGCATCGTCACCAATGATGACGGCCTTGATTATCTCGACACACTGGAAGACGAGATGGGCAGACCGTATCTCAATCCGGATCCGACAGCGAACAACGTTATCAAGCTGCGTGCAGGCGCGACAGCGATCATCGTGGAAGTATTCCCGAATGCAGATATGCCGTCCGAGGACGTCTACACACTGACAGAGGATGTGGCGCTTGCTTCCGGTAAGACATATTACACTCTCGCAGATGGCGTTTACACGGCAGTTGCAGAGCCGGATGTCGACGACATCGCGACATATTACGAGATCACAGGAAAGAAGATCCCGTTCACCCTCGGAGACCTCAAAGAAGCTTTCAGAATCTTCGACAGACAGCAGACAACGCTCTACGCATCCAATGATGCAGCTGTATCCGATGCTTCCGGCAAGGTCGTTTACAATGCATTCGCACAGCGCGGCCGCCTGTACAGGGCAGACATGAGAGCGGATTACAAGACGATCGACAGCGGCGCGTTCGTCAACGGTTATATCCAGATCTGATCAGCGGAGGTAGTCAGCTATGGCACAAGTGAGGTATCCGAATCTGCTCGAGCTGACTAACGCGCGGCTCGGGAATATCCCGGAATTTATCGAGAATGAGCTTGATAAGAATGACCTCAGCGCATGGATTATGGACGCGGTCGCAGAGATGAAAGACTCTGGCGTACCGCGTTCTATGCTGCCGGATGGCCCGGAAGTCAGCGATTACGACAATCAGGTCGCAACAGCGATTTTTTATTACGTTGCCGCAGCTCTCGGAAATGGAACGAACCCGAACACGAGGTATACAACGATGTTCCGGCAGAAGGTCTTCAGGCTTGCGCTGAACGAAGAGGACGGTGAGATCTGATGGGAATGAGGCTTATATCACTTCCGATCGAATCGGCACAGACCCAGGATGCGGACGGATTTGTATCTGAGACACCTGATTATCTGGAACATATCCGGACAACTACAAGACCGGCAACGGCCGAGGATGTGACTGCGGCATCAGCCGGTGGGTATACGATCACAAGGGTATACCAGACTTCGATACACAATTATGCGGGGCAGTCCTATCTCATCGACGAGAACGATGGTCAGACCTATGACATCAAGCGGACGAGCGAGAACGGGCGATGGATCAATCTATACGGCGAGGTGAGGAAGAATGGCAAAATTCGAGATGCTTCACGGGACGGATGACCTCATCGCCGAGCTCGGAGAAATTGCGCGGGCGCAAGTGGCGCGGGAAATGCTGAGAGAATCAGCCCCGATTCTGGTGACGGAAATGAAGGCCAAGGCCGCAGCGCATCAGGAGACCGGAGATATGGTGGAATCCATTAAAGCGGATCCGCCGATAGCAACGAGCGACGGTATATCATGCGTTGTGTCCGCAAAAGGAACCGGATCCAACGGGACCAGAAACGCAGAGAAGATGGCGTATCTGGAATATGGCACATATAAGCAGAAAGCGACACCGGTCGTCACACCGGCAACGAATGCTGCAGAACCAAAGGTGCACGCAAAGATGCAGCAGGTATTTGAATCGAGGTGCAAATTATGACAAGCGCATTTGCAGAAATCATAAAAGCGATCACTCCGTTCAATCTGCCTCATGCTCCGGATGTGTACGAGGGAAAGAAGAAAGATCGATGGTTCACGTACAATTACGCGGACGACAGGGGACATGCCGAGGCAGATGATGAGCCGGCAGATCGCCTGGTATCAATGCAGCTCCATCTATTTTTGCCGGGCAGGGAGAATTACCTTGAACTCAGAGAAAAGGTAAGAGAGGCGATCTTTGCAACAGAAGAATTTACTTATCCGAGCGTGACTAATCTGGGCGTGACGGATGGTAAACGGCATATTGTATTCGAATTCGACGGAGTCGAGGAAAGGACGGAGAAAGATGGCATATAAAGGGCTCGCATATCCGGTCTTTACTCCAATCGAGTCGGAGAGCGCGAACGGCATAAGATACAAAGCCGGCGGATTTGTCGGAAGGGCGATGGAGTATGAGCTGGACCCGACTTATGCGGATACCTCGGAATACTCCGATATGAATGACCTTGACCCGGATGAGGAGTTTGCATTTGCGGATATTACCCTCAAGACGGCGGAAACGAGCAGAGACTTTGACCGGGGAGTGATGGGCGCGGAAGATGCATTCGAAGCAGCAGTAGTCAATAATGGACTCGACAGCACGATGTTTATGATGACCGGGCTCAAGCACACAGACCTCAGCAAGAAATCCCTAATCGGGCTCGGACTCATTAGACCGCTGAGATACAGGGGAACGACATCATGGGTGATGACCTGGCTCTATAAAGTCTATATCCTGAGCATCAAGGATAACACTGAGACAAAAGGCAAGGACATCAACTACTCCACTCCGGAGATCAAGGCAAGGTCGATCCCGGCAAATAACGGAAACTGGAAAAAAGACATGACGTTCGGAACACTCGCTGAAGCACGGAGCTATCTCGAGTTCATTGCGGACGGTAGCATTACAACACAAAATTAAGGAGATAAGAGAATATGGCATATTATGGCTTAAGATATCCGTATGTTGGCAAATATGATGCAGCTAACGATACATATACGGCGCCGACTCT